AGGCTGCCCCACCGGTGCCCCCGATCCCGAGCGCTCCATACCAGGCCGCTCGCTCAGCAGTGCCAGAGCTTCGTAATGGTTTAATACCCTCGATGAGCCTCGCCAGATCCTGCATGTTGTTGCCAGGACCAGACCGGCTCATATCGAAGTTGGGGTTCTGGGTGCCACCGCGGATGCGCGCTGCCAGCGCCGCTTGGCTCATCGTGTCGCTGCCATCCGCCGAGTTGTTGATGACCGGCTGCGCTGTCTTCAGAACCTTGTAATTGTATCGCGCCGTCTGGAGGTCTTTCACGGCGTCCGCGCTGGCCGCACCGCTACGATTGGCAGCATCGAGTAATGCGTCCTTAACCTGCTGGGCTGCGTTGGCAACATCCGGGTTGCTCGAATTTATAGCCGCTTCCAGTTCCCCGCCTTTCGCGATGAACTTTTGAAAGTCTGGCCCCGGCATCGTGCCGTTGTTGTTAGCCATGATGTTGAGAATGCGGTCGTTGAGAGTGGCTACCGTCTTGGCCTGCGGCGCATCGGTGCCGCTAATGCTGGCATTCGTATGAATGGTGCCAAGGGCTCCCAGGGTGGTGTTATCTCCTGGCACGTCGATCTTGCTAGCTGCCGTTTCCATGCGGTTGCCAGCAGCCGTCAATCCATCGCTAACGCTTGCCGGTGTGAGTTTGACCACCGGGCCTGGGATGCCGCCTTCTCTGGCAATCACGCCGGCAATCTGGCTGTTCTGCGTCCGCGCAAACTGATCCGCGCCGGAGCCAGGAATACCGGCGCCGACATCTTCGATGCGCTTGGCAACGCCGCCTGTCCGTTGCCCGGTTGAGAGGTTGATACCAAGCCGGTCCGCAATGCCTGAAATTGCGGACGGCACGCCGCCGCCGAGTGCCCTTACCCCGGCGCCTACAAGTGCCGGAACCCCGCCAAGCAACGCGCCGCCGGCAGCGCCCGTAGCCAAAGCGCGTCCGGGATCTTCGCCGGTACCCCCGGAGATCAAGGCGTTGCCAGCGCCGCCCGCTACAGCGCCCTCTACGGCAGGCCCAGCCACCCGTCCGATGATTGGCAGCGCACGCGCGCCTGCCCCCAAGGCACTTCCGAAGGCGCCCGTAAGCGGCACCGTAGCGCCAATGTCGCCAACTACCTCGCCAATGCCCGCTGGGATGCTGCTCCCATATTGCTTGCGGAAATTCTCAGTCTGCATCTGAAGTTGATTGACCGGTCGAGTGAAATCGACACCCGTTGCCCTGTCGATTGCCGCGAGCCACGGCACCCGCGCATCGACCCAGTTGCCAGCGTCATCAATAAAGCCCCCCACCGTCTGAGCGACGTTACGGCCACCCTGTACCAGGCCGGCACCGAAGTCCCGCACCGCAGACGGCACATAGCTGGTCCAACTACCTGGAGCGGGCGGCGGTGGTTGTCCGGGAGGGACGACAGCAGAAGGAGGCGGCCCTGCTGCGAGGAAGTGGTCGATCTCGTCAGGCGCCTGGGTCGCAGTAGCTGGAACCTGGGCAACCGCCGGCGGCGCAGGCGCATTGAGGAAGGTGTCAATTTCGTCGGCCACGTCAGCCCCCAGGTGCCGTTGCGGGCTGCCCCGGCAATGGATCAACCCACCCCCGGCTTCTGGCAAAAGCCCAGTTCTTCTTAAATTCAGCCCGGCCTTTTGGGGTCATGTTCGAGAGATAAGCATGCTGCTCGTCGGGCGGCATATTGCTGAGCCAGAAGGCGCGGGGATCGAATTGGCCGCCAGTGGCTGGATCTTTGGCGGTGAACTTGGTCCGCCAGTTATCGAAACTGCCCGGATTGTTCTGATAGTCTGGACTAGCCATCCACGCACGCCCCATAGTCTCAAGAGCTTGTTGAGTGCCTTGTAAAACATGAATGATAGACTTGTTGCCGGCAGTGCTGTTCAGCACCGATGGGTTCGACGCCTCGATCAACGACTGACGGTCATCGGTTGGCACACCGCCGACGGTGCCCAACTGCGCGCCTTGTAGCTGCGCCGAAAGTTTCTTGAAGGTCTCCAATGCCGCCTGGGGAGTTGCAACGTCGACTGCTGCGGGAGTGAGGCCGAGCCGCTCAAGTGCCTGCCTGAACGCGGAAATATGCGCGGTGCCGAAGCCAGTGCCGCCTGACTTGGTCAACACATCCTCCATCTCAGCAAGAATGGGCTTTACTGTACTGGAGGCGGTAAGTTGGTTGACTAGATCATTACCACGCTTCGCTGCAGCCTCGGCGGTAATCCTTTGGGCTTCCGGCACTCCGATCACTGAGCGGCCAATGGGTGCCGCGGACGGCTGCGCTGCTGCTGGCGGCGCAGCAACCGGCGCTGCGGGAGGCGCTGCCGCAGGAGCCGGCCCATCGCCATACGTGCCCACCGCTTTACCCCAACCCGGCTGCGGCGGAGGCTCAACTGACGGCCCCGCCAGCGCGTTGTTTCCGGTCGGCGCCCCAGGGCCGGCAACCATAGCGCCGGCGCCTTGCTGAAGCGGATTGGCGCGGGCGAGCTGCATACCCTGCACCATCGCTCCTACATCGCCCGACAGCCTCCCCGCCGGAAGAGGTGTTCCCCGGACGACGACAGGATTAGCGGTCCCTCCGGGTGCCAGCGCCGCACCAATACCGCCCCCCGTATAGGGGCCTGCGGTGCCCCCTGGAGGCGGTGGTGGCGCGCCGCCCATCTGGACGCCCGGCGGCCCTGCGGGAGGCGCTGGCGGGGGCGTGGAGGCGGCTGGCGCAGGTGCCGGCACCACTCTGGCGTTCTTATTGCCCTCCACCACCGCCATGGCCTGCTGGATCTTGCTGGCGACCGCAGGGTCTTTGAGGTTGATCGGCGCATTCGGATCAAGCCCGGTTGCCTTCGCGACGCGCGCGATGTAGCCGGGCGTATCGTTCTCGCTTGGGGGCGCCCACCGCGAGATCAGCCCAGACAGCGTATTGATGCCGCTGTCGGCATATTTGCTGAACAGAGCGTCAGTTGCGGCCTGCCCGGCTTCCGGCGTCTTGAACGCTGCGAAGCCCCCTGCGTTGGTCGCGCCATCCTGGCCGGCAAAACGAATGTTGAGAGGATTGTTGGCAGCCCCACCGCTGCCTCCACCGCCGCCGCCGGTCGTCGGCCCCAGTATCTTCATCGCCGAATTGGTCGACAGCTTGGTGATAGCATCCGACAGCGGCATCTGCTGCTTCGTCTTGCCATCGTCCATCGTCACTTCGACGATCTGGGTGGCCTCGCCCGGCGAGAGGGTGGTTATCAGGCTGCCGGGGTTCGGATTGGTGTTGGCGTTCATATCGACCGGCACAAGCCGGCCGCCGATATTGTGGAACTGGTAATTTGGCGTCGTCCTGGCGATCTGTTCCTGCGACGTCAGGTTCGATGTCATGCGGCCTTTAAGCCAGCCGGCGTAGTCATGGTTCGGATCGCCGCCGCCTTCGGCGTTAACGTCTTGTCCGATCTGCGCCGCCTCGGTAGGCGACAGATGTGCTTGATTGGCGGCGTTCTGGATATCACTGAGGCTGATTGGGCCGCCCTTCGCAGCGAGGGGGGCCATTATGCCGTACATCTGCGACAGACGGGCGCGATGTCCTGCGACCTGCTCTTGCTGCCCCTGGCCCTGTGCAGCCTGCGCCTGCCCCTGCTGCTGCATAGCAGGCCCTGCCGCCCACGCAGCCCGTGGGTTCTGGCTGATCAGCAGGTTAAACTTTGCCGGGTCCGGCACGCCCGTCTGCGGATCGATGGACTGCTGGTAGATGTCCGCGATCGCCTGCTTAGCCTGCGTATCACGCAGCGCGTTGAGGTTGTCGAGGCCCTTCCTATAGAAGTCCGGGTCGGCGGCAACCGGATGCGACAGAACGTCGAGGATATTACCGCTCATAGCCACGAATTATCAGGCGCGCGATAGCCGCCAACTGTGAGGTTTGGATCATAGCTCGGTGTTCCTGGTAGATTGGTCCCGGTCTGGTTGCTGCCGAACAAGCTCGTCAGCGCGCTCTGCACCCCTGGACTATTGGCGAATGTAGATAGCGCATTGCCAGCACCTTGAATGCCGGCCGCCTGTTGGTTGGCACCCATCTGTGCCGCGTTGCCGATGTTCTGCGCGGCCGTCGTCCCGGTCGTTCCCTGCTGTGCCGCCGAGTTGGCACCCAGCCTGGCGAGGTCATAGAAGTTGCTGAATTTGTTGTTCTGGTTCGCCCAGTAGTCGCTGAACTGGTTCTGGAACTGGGCAGCCCCCGCGTTATAGCCGGCCAACTGCTTGTCGAAGCGAGTAAGCCCCTGGCCATAGATGCTGATGGCGTTCTGCAGCTGCTGGTCATAAGTCTTGCTCGCCAGGCCGCCAGCATAATCAGCCGCCCCTCGCATCGCCGCCCCCGACATCCCAAGACCGCGCGCCGCCGCAGAACTCTGCTGTGCCTGCTGCGCTTGCTGCAGCGTGAACTGGTAGCCCGGCGTGGCTGCCAGGCCCTCCATCGTCGGGTTCCAGACGAACGGCCCAGGCGCTGTCGGCACCTGCCCGGCGGTCGGCATACCCGACAGGTCCATCGGCGTGCCGAACTGGCCGCTCTGCAACCCGCCCTGGAGCGCATTCGCAGCGTATTGCCCAGCGCCGATGAAGGGCGCCGTGTTGGCAATGTTCTGGTTCATCTCCAGCGCCTGGAGATACTGCGACTGCGCCGAGCCGCCCGACGACTTCTTGCCCCCAAGCAGCGAGCTGCCGATCCCGCCGGCCGCCGACAGGGCTCCTCCGATCACTGCGCCGACCATGTCAGTTTCCCCCCAGCAGCTTGCTAAGCCACAACTCAGCCGGCTTGAAACCCAACGCCAGAAACAGCCGGCTACTATCGCGATGCAGCTTGCTGCCGACCATCCAGCGCTTGACGCCGCGCCTCCGCAGCTCAGCCTCCACAGCCTTGAACAACCGCTTGCCGCCCATGCGCCCACGGTATTCCGGCGCAATCCAGAAGATGTCCATTGCCGCGCTCAGCGTGGAGCCATAGTGCAAATGCGGCATGACGAAGGTCCACGAGTAGCCTACCAGCCGCCCGCGCTCACGCAGGGTCACGAGGAGCAACTCGCCGTCGCGCTCCATGCGGGCGTAAACGTCCCAGCGCGGGTCTAGCGGCACGCTCTCCTTGTCCAGTGCCAACTCATCCCAATGCTGTGGCAGCATCGGCAACATCTCGGGAAGCACAGCGGAGAACGGCTCGACCTGCGCGCTAAGATGGATCACGTCGGCACCCTCATATCGACCAGAAGATGCACGCGATCGTCGGCCGAATTGTTCTCGACGCTGTGGACCTCCCGATGCTGGAACCACCAAACACTGCCAGTCAGCATCTGGACGACCTCATCGCCGCAGTGATAGAGGCTGCCAGGCAGCCCCTGCAGCACGACGTGGAACCGCATCCCGTCATCCCGCACGACGTAGTTCCCATCTATGTCGGCGTGTGGAGCAATGCGGCCCCCTGGGATTAGCCTGGTGATGATGACGCGGCCCAGCTGGAACGCCTCGAACCGCCGCATCAAATCGAACACGATCGGCCGCACCTGCGGCAATACGTGCCAGGCCGGATAGAACACCGGCTCCACATCCTCTAGGACACCGCGCACATCGTCGGGATCTGTGGTCTTGTCGGCCGCCGAATACCGCAGCAGGATATCGTCAACGTCGCTATGCGGTGTGCCGGTGTATGTGGTCCTGAAACGATGCGTGTTCCAAAGTTTCGGCTGAGCCTGCAACGCCAGCGTCAACGGCACCACATCGACATTCACCGCTACCTGTTGAAAGTTCCGCATCAATACCCGCTGACGATCCAGCCGAACGTCACGCCAGGCCGCACGGCGCTGGTCGGGGTTGGATACAGGTTGTCCGTGGTGCTCAGCGTGCCGGTGTAGCTGCCCAGCGTGATGGTCGTCGGCGCGAAAGTGCCGCCAGGATATACCGGGTCGGTGGTCGAGATCGTCAGGCTCCTGAAGACGCTGGAGAACGCCGGCCATGATGCGGTGAACACGCCGCTGCCATCGGTGGTCGAAGTGCCAGTGTACGTGGTGGCGCCAGCCCCAGGCAGCTGCGCCTCGATCACTCCCACGCGCCTCCATAGCTCAAACAGAAAGCGGAAGCTGAGCGGCGTTGGTGTGCTGTCAGGGGCCACGAATGGCGCCCCTGGTGAGATCATGCCGATGTCTGAAGGGGCTGTCGGGATGCTGCCGCTCATGTTCCGGCCGGCTCCAGTTCAACCCACGCGCCGTTGAGCGCCGTCTCTCCGGTCGCCGTCCAACTCAACTCATACACCCGGTCACGTGCCATCCCAAGCCGCCGCCACGAATACTGTCCGTTGCTGGCGTTGTTGGTGGTCTGCGTGACGGGCGTCCCGAACGTCTGGCCGCCATCGTCGCTCCAGCGCAGCGAGACCTGATCAGGCGAGAGGCTGGTGCCCGGCATGGCCGCGACGAATTGGTGGTGGCTGACGCGCTGCTGGCCGGATTCCGTTTTTACTCCCAACTGCGAATAGCTACCAGGGAGCACATGGGGCCACGAACGCAGCCGCGTGATCGGCACCCCGTTGTCGGTGTATTGAGTGCGCTCCAGGGTGTACAGCTTCGCCACGCTGCTATCGCCGGCCACCACCGAGTTGGTGAGCGACGTGCCGCCGAAGCCTCCCGCTTTCCAGAAAGCCAACGCCCCCGGTAGCCACGCGCCGCCGCCGGTCTGGCGCTGATGCCAGAACTCAGTGGTGGCATCGAGCACCCAGGTGACGCCGATATTAGTGAACTGGATCACGATGAACTCGTGACCATCAACCTGGTAGACCATGGAGATGATCGCGCCGGCGTTGAGGTTATATTGCGACCACGCCTGCTCGACGGCGAAGTTGCTGACACGCACGGCCTTGTACCCCTCGCCGCGCATGAACATCAGGCGCCCGTGGCGATCCTGCGACATCCAATAAACGCCATTCCCCGCCACCACTACCGAATAGGTCGAGGCACAACCGAACGGGAGGATGGCCCCCGACATGCGCTGGAATGGAAAGTCCGGCGCGCCGCTGTTGAACCATAATTCCGTGGTGGTCTCGCCGAACAGCCAGATCGCGTCATGCAGCGCGGCAATGCTCACCAGCAGGTCGCTGTAGCCGACTTTGCCAGCGAACCAGAGGGGATTGAACGTGACGTCGAGGCTGTTGGAAATGTAGAACTGCTGCGTGTTGATGTTGTGGAAGATAAAATACGTGTCAATGTAATCGACGCGGGTGCTGCCTGAGAACGCCGGGTCGGCAACCGCCGCGAACGTCCCGGTAAAGATGTTGTATGTCCAGCCGGTATCGATCCTGCCGTCAACGATGAAGATGGTCGTACCATTGTCGGCCATGGACACCGGGTACCCGTCATCCACGCTGCCGGTCAGCGTGCCAATCAGGGCGTACGTCCAGTCGGTGTTGATGCGGACGAAGGTCATCCCGAACACGGCATAGAGTTGTAAGTTGCCCGATGCCCAGTGCAGCCCGCGGCAGCGGCCGGTGATGGTGCCGGTATAGTCGGCTACAAGCTGCAGGCCGGGGGTGGGATATAGCGAGACCTTGTGCGGGCTGTCGGTCGAGCCCGGCTCAGCATAGAGGTTGATCTGCCGCTGGGCGTCGGCCGTCACACTGCGGGCGGTGTAAGCGCCATGGCTGAAGTCCACCTTCACTCGCGCGCGTCCTCATCGATACCGTTGGGCCGCGCCATGCCGCCCGGCACGCGCATTGGCATGTGCTCGGGGAGCGGCTCGGCGTGGCGCATGCACTGCTGCTGGATGCTGCTGATGAGCGGCGCCACCACGTTGTATGGCCCGTTGCTCAACACGCGCGCCACCATCTCCCACTGCTCGGCGGTGAGGGTGACGGCAATTGGCAGGCTGTGTTGGATGGTTGCGCTCATGGTTATGATCCGATCAGTCCGTATGCAGTCAGGTCATCGATCAGCGCCTTGACGTGTTCGGCCAATGCGGGAAGCAGCACGGTGGATGTGGCAAACGTCGTGCGTGTCGCCGTGCCAGTGGGCGCCCCCCATCCGGTGGGCCTGGCGACAGGCGCGGTGCCGTTAAAGCCCGTGCCGGTTCCGCCGAATGCAACCCGGCCGCCGCTTGCCCCTAGTGTCGTCGTTCCGGCAGTATCGAGCGCAATGGTGTGTCCGTCCGCGAGCCACACCGCATGGGCGCTGCCGCCCTGCGCCACTGCCTGTCGCGTATCGAACACCGCCTGGCTGAACCTACCAGCCATCCGGAAGCCGCGCTTCCAACTGATCGTGGAACCTGCCCCCTCGCCAATCGAAACGCCGTCTCCAATTTCGGCTGGATTGGCTGGTGTGCCACCGAAGCCAACCATGCCAATCATGTTACGGATGCCCGCCGGGGTTCCGAACAACAGCGGCCCGGCGTTATCCAGCCCGCTACAGGAAAAGTCCAACTCGCAGCCGATTGTGTAGTTGCTAAGTCTGCTGCTGTTGATGTTATCGCCGCCAGCGTTGTCATTGACGTTGATATTAAAGCCCCACAGTGATGGGTTGTTCTGCCCTGTGACGACACAGCCCGCCGTGCCATCAGCCACCGAGACATTGCGTTCGACTGAGATCGTGCCCGCGCCTGACGTGCCGCTGTGCGCAATCTGTAAATAGGGATTGCCATTGATCAGGACCGGCTGGCTGTCATACTGAAAGTTGCTGACGTTAGCGACCTGGATCGTAATAGCTGGCGCTCCGAGCGTCGCCGCAACCGTCGTTGTCGGTTGTGCGATCGTCTTATAGCGGTTCGCATAAGCCTGAACGGCGCAGTGTTGTCCGACGCCACCAAGACCGGCAAAGTCGATCTGTCCAAGCAGCCCGACCGCGCTCATATCCAGCGAGCCATAGACGGACGAGACAAACCGGCCTGTAAAGAACGGATTGAAGTAAGTGCCGCCGCGGCCTTGCCCGAGGTTCACCAGAGAATCCAACTGGGCCAGCGATGTGCTGCCCGGCAGCGTATCATACATGCCAACAGGCGTTATGGTGACATGGCCGGCGGGGGAAGCGGTGCGGGTGAATGTGGTCGGCCCAGGGTCCACCGTGCCGCCGCTCACCGGCAGGAACGGGCCATAAGCCGCCGAGTTTGCGATCGCCGCGTTCAGGTCGGCCGCCAGCAGCACATCGCCGGTGGTCCAGGGATATCCTGTCATGTCACACATACCTGCAAAGGTTGCTGGAGATCATGCGCTGGTGCTGTCTGTGACCAACCCATACGCAGCCAGCGCGGTCATTAGCGACGCCAGCGCCGCATTCGATCCCTTCGCCCCGGTCACTGTTGGCCTGGCGACTGGCGTTGCCGCATTGAAGCCCATGCCGGTGGCAGTTAGCCTGATCCGCTGCGTCGGCCCCGCGCTGTTATTGTTATATGCCGGCATCGCAGCGATATTGAGCTCGCCGTTGACGTTGGCAATCGCCCATAGATTAGTGCCGTTGATGTCGGTGATCCCGATGGCAGGGCTGGTCGCTGGCCCAGAGACCGTCACCAGCAATTGCTTGCCCCAGTTGTTCGCGCTCCATCCGCCGGTATTGGTGTTGGCCGACAATGGCCCACTGATCGCACCGCCAGATAAAGGCAAATAGCTGCCGAGGTCGCTGATCTTGGCAAGACCACCGACTGCCGTGCCGTTGACATAACTCGTGACATTATAGCCGTTCCAACCGAACGCCATCCACTGGGCTTCGGTGCCTGGCACAGCGCCGGTATATGTAATGCCGTTGGTGCCGGCGACGTTGATGCCCAGCCCATCGACAGTCAGGGTCCCCGCGACAGTGCCGCCATTCACTGGCAGGAACGCCGAGTTCAGATCGGCGGCATAGAGGATATCGCCATCGACCCAGGGATAGCCGGTGGCTGAATGTGGAGAAACGCCAAGGCGCGCGAGAGGGACATCTCGCCGTCGCATAGTGACACTCATAATACGGCCTCCGAGCCTACGGTCCACGCACGATCCAGTCCGCGCCCGATCCAACTGGAGACGTCGCCGCGATTCCCACAAAGGAACGGCGGCATGCTCAGCAATGGGATCTGGCTGTTCGCCATCTTAATGGTCTCGAGGCTGGCCTTGGCCTGCCCGAGCAGGAATGGCGATATCTGCCCGCCACTCGCCACGACGATCCTGCACGCCAGGTTGTTCACCACCGCGTCGAGGTACTCAGGAGGCAGGTCCAGTGCATCATTCAGCGCCGCATAGACCGGCAGCGACGCCTTGACGACGATGTGCATTTCATACGTTGCGGCCGGCGGGACAGGCCAGAAGTACATGCGCCCGATAGGAAATGAGCTGTCGTAGAACACCGCTGAGGGGATCGACTTCAGATCCTTGATCGTGATGCCGGCCCAGTCCTCCTTCGCCTCGATTATGGCAAGAGGGATGTCTACCAGGTTGGGCGTGGGCAGCGCCGGTCGCGCGCCCAGGGGGAACGGCAACGCCTCTTCCAGCATTGCTCCATGATTGCCGAACCCTGGACCAAGTCTGACCCAGGCCGCGTGTATCTTATCGGGCCGCGCGACATTGAAATCCTGCCGTGGCCCTATCGTGTAATAATTGGCTCCGGTGGAGACGACCGCTGCCTCCTGCTCATTCCATATGAGCCATCGCCTGCGCTGCCACTGCGCGAGCATCATCACCAGCAGCGCGAAAGCGTCGTACACGTCCTTGCTGCCGTCCGCCACGCTCTGCGTGTCGCTAATGCGGCCTGCCATGCGCAGTGCCAGGAAGATGGCCTGCTGGACGGTCTCCGGGACGCCAGGATAGAGCGGCGCGACCTGCTGCTGATTGATGGAATTGAACGCATCGAGCGCGGAGACCGCGAGCTTAACGTCGAGATCGACGGCCGGCAGCGCGTATATCTGCCGTAGCCTGACCGCCATGCTGGTGAGCAGCACATGCTCATAGGGCGTCCAGAACGGCACGTCTGTCGTCATATCCGGGAACGTCGGCACCGTGATGCGGTTGGCCTTATTCACCCGCTCAAGGTTGATCTCGTTGATCCAGGCGTTAAGGATCGTGAAGGCATCGGCGGTGTCGGCAGGCAGCGGCACCTGGCCGACGCCGGTCACGCCGGCATTACGCAGCGACAGGGACACGATGTTATTGGCGATGGTCATGTGGTCACCGACTGCAACTCGGTATCGGATAGCGCACGCGGCCAGTAGCGCACCCGGCGCATGTAACCGCTTATTGCCGTACTAATCGACCAGGGGTCATTCCCCAGTGATAGTCGCACGGTCGCCGGCATCGGCGTCGTAGTCAGCACACCGACTGCGACGGCTCCGCTGTTATTGCAAACGGCCAGGCGTGTTGTGGTAAAGCTGCAACACGTCTTATTCAGATTGGCCCCAACGACGGCAACTGCGCCATTAACAGTTGTGCCCCCCGTGAGATTGTATGCAGTTCCCAACTGTGTCCCATTAAGAATGGCATACATCGAGTTGCCGAATACTCCGTCACTGAAGCCGCCAATAGCTCCGACAGCCTCCTGAACGCCCCTTACCTCGAACATCAACGACAGTGCGGTTGGGCTGAACCAGGTGCCTACCGGGATGTAGCACACCTCTAATGCCCGCGTGACCGCCGCCCCCGCCGTTGGGATGTAGCTGGTGGGGAAGGTGCCTGCTTCGAGTTGCGCATTTAGCGCCGAGCCAGTTACCGTCAGTGTGAGCGTGCCAGCGGTTGGTGTGAATGTCTGCGACACACGCTGCGGAAACGCGCCGGCGCCAACCAACGCGCCCGACGCTGTGCCGCTCTTGGTGACTGTGCCGGTGCCGTAGAACGACAGTGTATAAGCCTGTGCCGTGACTGCGACCGATTGCGTGTTCAGCGTTGCGGTATTCAGTAACGAGTTCGTCCGCGACTCCTCGATCAGTAGTCCATTCAGTGCATGCGTTACTGGATCGTAGTCGAAGCGTGGCGTATCACCGCTCACCGTCCGCATCACGCCGCTGCTGTCAAAATATGTCGCGGTGCTGCCGCGTCCGAACGTAAGCCGCGGGTCAAGCGTCGGGCCGGAGAACACGATATCGAGCGTCGGCCCCTGCACCGCCGCCCATGCGGCACCAGTCCAGTTGAACATGGCGACGCCATCGAGCACGCCATAGGGCGTTGCCACGCCAGGCCCGGCCTGACCCGCCGGTTGCCATGCGGATCCGTCCCAGTTGAAGGCCGCAACACCCCGCAGCGCGCCGCTCGGTGTCGAGGGAGTGGGCTGTCCGCCCGCTGGCGTCCAGGCCGACCCTGACCAGGTATAAACCGCGACGCCATCGAGCACGCCGGTTGGCGTTGCGACCCCCGGTCCGGCCCACCCTGATGGCTGCCAGGCAGCACCGTTCCAGTTGAACGGCGCAACGCCGCGCAGCACCCCCGTAGGGGTGCCCACGCCAGGCCCTGCGCGGCCGGACGGCTGCCAGGCGCTGCCATCCCAGGAGAAGGCGGCAACGCCCTGTAGCACGCCCCTGGGCGTCGGCACGCCCATGGTTGGGTCTGAGACTGCCATGGGCTACGCCGAGAGGATGCCGAACCAGAGGCCGGGGCCGGGAGACACGAACACCTCCTTGGCAGCGGCCGCCATGCTCACACCCGTCGCCGCCGCAATGCCGTTGATGGTGTCCGACGTGCCGACCGCGGCGAACACCTGCATGGCAGCCGCGCCGCTGTTCACCACCACCATTTCCTGACCGCCCACAGCTGGCGGCAGGGACACACTATCGGCGGCGGTGGCACAGGTGCCGATGTGGTTGATGGCCGCGGTCAGTGGCAGCGCCGCCGCCCGCGTGCCGCCAGCATGCGCGACAAGGCCGGAAGCGAACGACATGCCGCCGCCGCCGGTTAGCAGGCCAGGGTCGAACAGTTGTGGCCCTCGATCGTATGGCATGTGCGTGGTCTCCTTACTCGATGTGTTTCCAGGTGCGTCTGTGGCGTATGCCAGAGACGTATTGCACGGAAATTCCGTAGCGCCTGGCAAGATCGACGCCGCGTTCTTCGCTTGTGCGGATTGCACGCACGATCTCTGGCGTTATCCGATCACTTACCCCCATTCTCGGTCCGATACGCGGCGCCCTCACGCCCTTCTCATCCCCGAGATGTGGCCATGAATGGCGCGCTTTTAGGCTGCTGATAGTATTGCGTGAAACTTTATAATCTTCCGCAATTCTGCTGTGCGTGCGCGGATCAGCAAGAATCGCCTTGGCGTCTGCCTCCGTGAGGATGGCTCTATAATGGTTCTCACCTTCGGGTGTGCGATGGCGTCCTTTGGCCATCTTGTCATCCATATTCTCGGCCATTGTTCCAAGGAACAGATGATCGGGATTGACGCAGGCCCGCACGTCGCAAGTGTGGCAGACATTCAGCAATGACGGGATCGGACCGTGATAGCGTGCGAAACTGTAGCGATGCGCTCTCGCCTGCAGTACTCCATCGACCCGGCCATTGAACATGCCGTAGCCGTCCTTGTCCTTGCCGCCATTCCATAGCCAGCAGGTGTCGGTTTTATTGATCTTGGTAGCGAAACGCTCATCATAGGAAAGGCGCCTCCAAAGCCACGGCATCATCTTGGATGCCACTGGCGAGCCATATTTTTGGTTGCGACGCATATGATTGATGCAAAGGCCGAGAGAGACTGGCGGCTCGTCGCAGCCCTTGACGCAACATTCTGTCCAAAGGTCGTCTTGGTTTCCCGACACGGTATCCATGCTCCTGTGAAAGCATGGACACCGTATCATACTCAGTCGTCATTAACAACATATACGACATTATGTGTGTGGGATAATACCGTATGTTTAGCCTTGCAATTTCAGCTAGTTAGCTACCAGGCGGCACGCTAATTGTGGCCGCATCGCAACGGCTCCCCATAGGACATCAATCCTAATCGGCATGGTGTCGTCGGAAATACTATATTGACGCACGGCCCTCATGGAGATACCATCCTTTACCACCCGTGATGCCATATCGACACCTCCGGGCATTATGAGATCAGCTGTTGCGAATGTGAAAGCATCCGGTGCATACGCGAGGCTCAACCCTGTCGCCGCGCTGGCCGTATTGGCGAACGTGATCGCCGAGGAGGCGCCCGGCGAGTTGGAGACGTTCTGCTGTGGCCCGGTTGGGGTGATCGCGGGCGCGATCGACCAGTTGCCGGCACCGGCGCCAGCCGCGGCGGTCAGCACGAACTGCTGCAGGATGCCGCTGTTCACCTTGGTCTCGGGATGCACGCGGAACACCCCGGCGATGGTGAACACGTCGCCTGCGTTACCGGTGCCGGTGCCGGTGATGACGGCGAGCGTGCTGCCGGTCTGCCCGGTGGCGGTGCTGGTCGTGTAGCCGGCCTGTGCGCCGCGGGTCTGCGTGGTTAGATGCGTGTTCTCTGCCCACTCAAAGCCAGCCGCGAGGCCCATCACGCCGTCAGTGTATTGCCGTGAAATCTGCGTGCTCTGCTGGAACAAGCCCTTTAGGCTGTCCACCAGGTCCACGTTGTCCTGCGTGTTGATACGCAGTTGCCATTGCTTGGATTGTGGCGTGAGGTTGTCGAGCAGCAGCTTGCGGGATTGCAGCACGGTCTTAAACGTCTGTGCGGCCCCAGCGGTGCCGACCTGGTTCCACACGCTCGGCCACATCATGCCGACGAAGGTGGCCTCGATCTGGGCTGCGAGCACCGCGATCGCCGGCTCGATGTAGCGGGCCGAGAAGTCGTCGATGGACAGCGTGAGTTCGGCGCTGCTGAACGAGAAGTCTACGTGATACTGGTTGGTGATCGGTAGCGACACCATGGTTTCCACGGTGTTCTGCAGCGAGAGCGCCGGGGTGGTGGAGACGGTGTATTGCACCGGCAGGCGGATGCGGAGTGTGCTGCCGATCTTGGCGCCGGTGTTGGCGAACGAATCATCGTACTGACGATTCACCGAGCCGAGGATGTTGCACTTTTGGTGGAGGATCGCCAGCGCCTTGGCGGTAATCATATTGATTGTGAGTAACGTATTGGTAGCGGCCATAACAGCCTCCACTAACAGAGTTTGAGGGGAGGCGCCCGCTCAGGGAGCCAGGCGCCGGTTCAAACCGCTGTCGCAGTGAAGGAAAGCCGCGCAGACACACGGGTTATGCACGATGCGCGGTGTTAGCCCATCCGCTACGGGTGAGAGACGTCACGCGGTGTTGACCGATCCGCTACCGGTTAGGCGTAGGCTATTCTTCGGCCTTCTGATCGCGCCGAAGGAAGCGTCTGGCGAACTCCTCCTCGCTCGGGAAAAGCTCCTCGCCAGTGAACGTAAATATTGACGGCAGTGGCGCTGGTGACGGTCGCAACCACCGCCATAACCGCCGGAACCATGCGATCACCGCCGCTGCTGCCGATCGAGGTTCTGCTGCATGTAGCGGTCAGCAAGTTGGTCGGCAGTTGCGGTGTATTCGTTGAACTGCGGCGAGGCGCGTCCGGTCACCGGCCGAATGGGTGCCGGTGCCCGCGTCACCTGCGGCGTGGCCGCGCGTGCTGGCGTCGCGGTATCACTGTCGACCGTCGCGGCGTACTTGCCGAGCGCCACGGCACGAGCCCGCTCGCTGCGCAGATTGGCGATGCGCTGCACCTCGGCAGGGTCGCCCGCCAACGCCGCGGCCACCTTCACGCCGTCCGGCATCTCGACCAGCAGCGCCGCCATACCGGCATCGGCGCCCATCGCCACGAGATCGTCGCAGCGTTGCTTCCAATCGCCATAGGCTGACTGCCCCTGCTCGTGGAAGCGTTCGGTGCGGATCTGCTGCTCGACCTCGGCGCGGATGTTGGCTCGCTCGCGCATATAGCGCTGCTCCGGCGTTTCCTCGGCGGGAGCCTGCTGCTGCGCCTGACGGCGGTAGAACTCCAACTCCGCGCGCTGAGCATCGGCCTCGCGCTCCTTGGCACCGAGGCGTGCGCGGAGTTGGGCAACGCGGCGGCCCTCCTCGTCGGCCTCGCGCTGCGGCTTTTGCTCCGGCTCCTCGGTCTCTGGTGTGGACTCTGGTGCGCCGGACGGTCCGGTGCCAGGCGTTGGCGTTGGCTCGGTGGCCGGCGTGCCTTCCGGGGTCTCGGTGGTTTCACTCATGGCGTTACTCGTCGTGTGGTGGTGCTGATGGCGGGAGGTCGTGTGTGTAGCGTGCCGGCTCGTCCGGCGTGGGCTGTGCCAGGGTGCCGAGGGTGACGGCCGCGGCGGCCTCCAACTCCGCGACGCGTTTGCACAGACGATCGATCTCGGGACGACAGTAGTCGAGTTCGGTCTGCCAAATCTGGTTGGATTGCAGCATCAGGCCCTTGAGTTGCTCATTCATGTCCCGCAGGCGGCGGATTTCCGCCATTGCCTCGGCCAGGCTGGGGATCGGCTCGTCGGTCATTGGCTCTGCATCTTAACCAGCCATTCGCGCGCCCGTTCATTGTTTGGGAATATCATCGCAAGCTGCCCGGCTTCATTGTGCCGTCCAGAGCCAACCAGCAACCGGTGTATTTTGATAAGGCTCGTCGTGAACGGATTGGCAGGGTTCGCCGCGAGCGCCTCGGCTATCAGCTCGGCCAGGCTGGGGATCGGCTCGTCGGTCATGTCTGCTGATCGTTGTCGTATGGGTCGTCGATCTGCAGCGCGTTCGGCACTATGCCCCTGGCGCCCCTGTGGGGCCTGCTGGCGCCGCGGAGCTGTTGCCGCCGTTAGCTGGTGCGGGCGGCGCCATCGTGGCCTGTAGCCCGCTCTCGAGGGATGCGTGGTTCTGCAGCATCGGCACGATGTCCGTCTGCATCATGTCGCGGATGAGTTGCCGCACCACGATCTGGAGCGCCATGGGATCGATGCCACCGACCACCTTGAGCCGATCGGTCTCGGCCGCATAGTCCTTGACCTTCAAGTCCTCGCTCTTGTCGTCCAGCTTCGCCTGATGCTGTGCCAACTGGTCCTTGAGCGAGGCAATCTCGGCGTCGGCCTTTTGCGCCAATTGCGAAGCCACCTGCGTGATGTGCTGCACCTGCGGGTCAGGGCCGGCGCGGTATTGTGGCGGCAGCCCACGCTTCAGCCGGTCGGCGAGTTCGTCCGCACCGGGGAAATCGGCATTGTCTGCCCAGAAGTCACCGACCACCTGGAACGCCTGCGGGTTCTGCTGGATGAGCTGCGAGAAGGCGTTGAACGCCTCCTGCCGCTGCGTGCCGTAGGCCGGACCTACATCCGCCTCGACATCGTAAGCCCCGACCGTTGGATTGAAGATTACGCTCGGATCAGGCTGCTGTGGGTCTTCCTGCATCTTCTGCGCATCGCCCGGCGACAGCGCCTGCGGCCGGCCGGCCGGTCCCTGCCCCACGAACTGGTGCGCATCGGGTGCGTCAGGTGCGACCATCACCTTGTTCTCGGTGCCGTCCTCGGCGAGCGTCATCACGACGCGGCGCACGTCGTACACCTTCGGTATCAGGTCTATCAGGATGCGGCCGATCTGGCGGATGCCCTTCGCCTGGTTGTCGATGTAGTGATATGTCGCGGTGTCGCCCTGCCGCTGCCGCTGCTGTATCGCGATGCCGCTGCGCTCGTTGCTCGGCATGCCCAGCTCGGCCTGATACTGGCCGGTGACCGACATCAGATCCTGCCGCGCGATCGTCATGCCCTGTATATACGCCTGGGCCATCTGCGGCGGTGGCTCGCGCTCAGGCCGCGGAATCGGCTGCCCCTGCTCGTCCAGCCCGTTGTAGACCAGCACGGACCAGTTCTTCACATTCGCCGTCGCCCACTGTTCCTCGCGGCCCTCGATGGCATCGACGCGCGCCACGTATGGCGACTTGGTCTGCAGCGCGACCTGCTCGACGGCCGCACTGGCCCAGTAGTTGTAGATGCGCTGTGCGTCGATCTGGCTGCGCGTGTGTCCCTTGCGGTCCATCTCGCCGTCGATCACCGTCTCCTCGCCGATGAACGGCACGATGGGGATGTATTTCCCCGGCCACTCGCGGCGATCGATCACCTTGTCGCCGGCCAGCTTGAACCACTCGATTTCCGGCTCCGCGACTTCCCGCGTCTTGTCGATCATCGCCTCGACCTGCTCGCGGAGGTCGTCGGGTATCTCGTCGTCACGCACCACGGTGCCGTCGCGTAGCTGGTGAATGGTGCTGTTGTTGACGTTGCGCCGCCAGTATTCCGCGATCCTGACGTGGTCCTTGTCGTTCCAGCCGTCCGTGTGGTCGAGTGTGGCTGGCGCCGGGTTGTCCTCCTCGCCGTATTCCTCCTCGTAGCGATCGCGCGGGATGTCCTCGAACACAAAGGCGAAATTCGCGTCGCTCTTGTCGTACGTCTTACAATCCGGGTCCATGTAGATGGAGCGCGGGTCGGGAACGCGGCGTATCCACAGATCCAGATCGAAGCTCTGATCGTCCACATAGTCGGTTTCGACGCGCACGTAGCCGATGCCGCTCTCTACCTGGTGGTATGTCGCCGTCGAATATGCGTCCACTGCTTTGCTCTGATACTCGATGCGGCGGATGATGCCGCTGAACACCTGGGCCGCCTCGTAGGATGCGCGGCCGCCTGTGGGCGTCACCTTGATCTGCGCCTTGTTCTGTCTGGCGTCGTTGATGACCTGGAGATTGTGTTGCCTCACCTGGTTATACGTCAGTGTTGGCCGGCTGCCGCGCTCGCTGCGGACGCTGGTATCCCACTGCCACAAATTGGCGCTGTCGCCGTTGGCGAACCTGGTATCGAACAGCGCGCGGTCGCGCCACGCGGTTTCCCACGCACGGCAGCGCTCGAAGCGATCTTTCGCCTCGCGTAGGATTGCGGCGTCACCGGCTTTAGGACGCGGCATTGGTTGCCTTCTCTATGAGGACGCTTGCCCTGATTGGCTCTAGCGTCGCCCCGATCAGGCGCGCCTTATCCTCCTCACGTAGTTGCTTGTAATCGTCCAGCGTCACCGCGTGGAACGGATTACTCGTTAACGTCCAATTGGTTGCCGTCTCTTTGATGATGGCTTCACCACAACCTTGGCAAATCACCGCAGTGAAGCGGTGTCCCTCCATCGTGCCTCGATAGACGTGCACAAGAGGGACAAGATCGGTCTTGCAGCAGTCAGCCATCGGTCACAACATCTCCATGATGGCCCAGGCGATCAGCGCGAGGGCAGCCCAGGTGGTGGTCACAAGAGCGATCAGACAGGCGAACCAGTACACCCCATGGGGGCCTCCTCAGCGCCGGCAGTCCCCACGCGCGCCTTCGCCAGGCAACGACGCGAGCGGCCGCCGTCGGGCCTCACCCAGCGGGGTCTTGGCCGTCAGTCAGCGAGGGCAGTGGCGGCAGCGTAGTCTTGCCGGCGCGAATGCCTCCACCGGCGTCGTGTGACGACCGCTCCGGGACCTTTGGTGATGCCGGCCGCGGCGCCTGGGGGAGGTTCAGCGCCAGATAGCGGAGCTGCTTGTCCACGCTGGACTTGCTGCGCCCGATCATCAGGCCGATCCGCGTGCCTCCGAGCCCGTTGGCGCGCAGCCGGCGCAGCATCGCCCGCTCCTCGTCCGTCCAGGGGGTGGTCTGGACGACGCCCTTCACTGCGACCGCCCGCCCAGCCTCTCGATCATAAAGTCCAGGAACCCCGTTCCGTCCGAATTGTCAGCGACATAGGCAGCCAGCCGCTCGGGGTTGAACCGGATGCCCTCGACGAGCCGCAGCATCTGAGCTTCACGCCATTCCATCGACGCCTCTGAGGCCGGCGTGGCCATCTCGGGGAGGCTCTCGGCATCGAACAGGGATGGTTTCATGCTGCCAAAACTCCATTACCCGTGATAATCGCCGTTATCGCGTGCAATCCGCCCTCACCGCAGGCTCAGCGGCCGCAGCGGCAGCCCGCCCAACAGCAAGCTAATGAGCAGCAGCACCAGGATCAGCCCCAGGATGAGCTGCGCAATGAGCGCGAATGGATGCGGTAGCGGGATCAGCGTGATGATGTACCAGACCACGCCGAACACCAGGACCAGGATGAGCACATAGATCAGGGTATCTACCAGCATCATCTGAACCACCTTTCCACCCGCTCGGGCACGGCGGGGCCTTTCTTTCACCACGTCGCGTATTTCAGCGCCGCCGTTCGCATCACCAGCCCCGCGCGAACCTCGGCAGCCGGCGACGGCGCCACCTTCCACGCCACAACCAGGCCACCAACGCCCACCCCCAGTATCGGCGGCACCGACACCAGGCACTCGCGCTGGTAGCCCTTAGCCGCAAGCGCCTTGGCGTCCTCGTTGACTGCGCCGGTGGCGGTATCGGTGCAAACCACCTCGTTCATCAGAAACCGCACCAGCATCGGCATCGACGACGCGGGGTGCAGGGCCTCCTGTGGACCGTTGCTCGGCACCCAGCGGTTCCCGTCAGTATCAATTCCCACCTTGTCCGTCATCAGGTTGTCGTTCAGGTCCACCTCGGTCAGCAGCGCAAAATCAGCGCGGGTGTTGCGCAGCAGCATCGACGCGTCGGCAATGAACGCTGCCTCATTCATCATCGCCCGCTCATTGGCGCCGATCAACACCGCGTCCGCTATCCGCACCCGCTCCGTCCAGATCAGCCACCCCACGCCACAGATCACGATGGCGATCAGGATGACGACCGCCCGCCAGGGACTGCTGGCGTATGCCAGGAGCCGGTCGAGCACGCCAAGCGCCGTGGACCCGTCCTTGCCTGCCTCTGCCATCTCCGGCCTCAATCATCTGGCACCAAGGCAGTCTCAATCACGTGGTAACAGCTGGCGTCATCCGCCGCCTTGCCCACGCCGTCCTTCCAACGGATCACACGATGCGCCACCGGGTGGCCCACCCACTGGTCGAGCACACGGATGCCGGTGCTGATCTGCTGTTGGAAGATCGCGCAGTGGCTGGCGCCGTCCGTGCGGTTCTCGTACTTGCCGGTGGTGCCAAACGTGGCGACAGCCGTCCCCCGCGGGATATCCGTCGTCGCCACCGGGTCACCACACACCCAGAGTGACGTATGAGGCAGGTCGGCCGCGGCTCGGACGTAGGCAACGCAGTGCCCATTGCCCACGACCTGGGCGAGATACCGCTCCGAATGCGCGGCGACGAACGGCATCACGGGATCGGTCCAGGCGTACCGATCGGGCTGATGGTGCCGGCCACCGCCTCGCCCGCCACCACCGTGACATCAAGCAGCGTCAGCAGAGTCCGCGTCCCAGCACCCAGATCCGCATCGGCGCTCGCCGTCACCTGCGCCGAGCCAAGCGTGCTCATCGCCATCACGTTCGCTATGTCCGGCCCCTGCGATGACACCGACACAATCGCATCATTGCTCGAGGACCACGTCACCTCCCCGTCGATCGCCGCAGGGTTGCCGCCCTTGTCGACATAGGCAACCTGCACATTCACCTGCGTCTGCACCGGCATGTTGTATGCCATGTCGCCCGCTCCTGTGATTGAGATCCCGCCGATGCGGGTCGTTACTCGTGCAACGATGACCGGCGCCGCCGGTATCAGCGTGATGCTGCCGCCAATCCGCAGATCAACCGCATATGACACAGCCGCGCCGCGCTCGCCGTGGGCCTATACCACACACCACCGCGCGCCGATCGTCACGTTCGATGCCACGTTCGCATGCACCTCGCCCTGCAGCCACTCATGACAGGCGGCCGCGCCCGCAATCCCAAGTTCAGCCGCAATCGCCAGCGCCGCCAGGCCCAGGCTCGGATACGTCAGATCGCCCGCCGGCAGATGGTCGTTGGAGGTATCCTCCACACAGTTTCCCGTTCCACAGTTGATGTGCCACGCATTGGCCCAGTCAGTGGCGTAGGGCGACGAGGCATCGGCCCGCAGCGCAATCTTGTAGGGAAACGCAGCGCCGCGCTTCCAGCCAGATGTGCCATTCGTCCGCTCGACCAGGTTCTGGATCTGCCACTGGAAATTGGGCAGCCAATCCGTGAACCCCATCTGGATCACATGCCCCTGTACCGCACTCTCGTAATCCTCCCACCACGGCGCACCCGCACAATCCGCCGGTATATACGTCTCAGCCGGCGCCCCCTGGCCGTCCTCCATCACACACATGCCCCGAAACGGGTTCGCCAGCGACGCGGCATACGTGCCCGCCACATAGTCGCGGTTGCCATCCAGCAGCGTGCGGAAATACGCCCGCGGCAGCAGCCACTTCGGCACGTTGTCCGGCGTGCACCGCGCCGCGTTGGCCATCGTCCGCAGCGCCCAGGCGTGCGCCCGCAACGCGCCGGTCATGTTATATGAATTGCGATACGCCGGGTTCTGCTTGATGACATTATACGTCACCGCGAACTGCATCTCCTCAATGGCATACGGATCGCCCGTCAGGATAAACGGCACAAACGCCAGATCCGGCTCGTGGCTGGTATCCAGTTCGATCCCGGTATTCCCCACCGACCACGGGATATACGGATCGCTCTCCCACTGGTTGAAACTACTGGCCCGCAGATACACCGCCGTATCCAGCGGCGCTCCCGTCGTCTCGTCCCGGTAATGCCACGGCAACGTTCCCGATCCCTCGAGCTGCGCCAGCGTCGACGTCAGCGAGGCCGCGCTGCACGTGCAAAGATAGTCCGCCTGCCACTCGGTCACGATGCCGATATCATACCGGTTCCCGGTCTGCGGCATGTAGGGGGTGATCCCGGCAAGATCCATCGGCCCGACATACGTCACCGGCAACGAGGGCGGCGTCAGGTTGCCGCCGGCCGTCAGATCAAACCGCGGCACCAGCCCGCCCGCCACCAGGTCCGACACCTCGGCAATCACCGGCCGAGGCGCCGAGCACCAGCGCCAGCGGCTGAACCAAAAATGCTGCGGCACGGATACCGTCGCCAGCGTCGCCCCATCCTTGCTGATGGTGGCCGTATATGCGCCCAGGTTCGCCGCCGGCTCGGTGGGCCAGATGGCGCCCAACTCAAACACCACCTCCTCGCGCTTCCCGTCCGCATCCGGCCGGAACATGACACTGAGCGCCGGTAGCGCGGAGTTGGTCGCCATGATGCAATGCTGCGTGAAGTGCGGCCCCACGTAATCACCCAGGTCCGCCCCACCCTCCTGGGCAAACTGGTGGTGCTGCCCACCAATCGTTATGGTCACCGCCCGCCCTGTGGTGATGACAGGCGGTGGCTCCTCAGGATCAGGCGGCACATCCGGCGGCGGCACGTCCGTCACCGGCGCCGTCACCGTGGTGTCTATCGGCACCGTCGTGGTTGACCCGTCAGGCCACGTAATGACTTGCGTCCCGGTTGTGTGTATGGTGGCGCTCATGACCTATTACATTCTCGCCATCTGCCTGCTCCTCATCGGCGGCGTTGCCGCCCTCGCCGTCACCGCGCCAGACGGCCCGTCGACCCAGCCATACGATACCTGCATCCCCTGCCGATGAGGCTCTGGTCCGCCGCCACATCGAACAGGTCCGCCATCCGCGCGTCCTCTGGGTCTTCAGCCGGCGGCGGTGATGGGCCGATGTCCATGAACAGCGGGCAATCAGCATGGAGGCGCTCTTTGGTCATCTCCACGTAGGCGTGGCTGAGGTCGATGCCCACCGCGTCACGGCCGAGGCGATCCGCAACCAGGAGGGCGGTGCCGGCTCCGGAGAATGGGTCCAGGACGGTGCAAGGCTCGACCTGATACGGCGCATCACAAGCGTCGCTGCGACACCTGCACGACGGCGACCAGCCGGTGGTGGTGGCTGTCGCTATCATCCGTGGCCAGTCGCTATCCGTCCGGTCGTCACATCCCACCGCAGCGCGTCCCGTGTGGCGCGTCAGGTCTTTCGTGCGAGTGGTTTCCGTCACCCGCACCCACGGCGCCCCGCAGGCCGCGCAGCATCCGCGTTCCGAACTTCCGGCTTTGATGCAGCGGGCAGCCAACTCGGGAGGAAACGTGGCAAAGTGGCTGGTTTTCTCGGTCTTCTCGATATACCATTCGCACGTGCAAAGGGATGGATCGGATGCCGAGGACAACGCCTGTTCGCCTGGTGTGTGAGCGATGCGGGAAGCCGTTCGATTGCTGGGACTACCGCCCAAGTCGCCCGGCTCGCTATTGCTCCTCAAAGTGCGGTCAGCCGAACCAACCGACACCTGTGGTTCTGACGTGCGTGCAGTGCCGTCGTCAGTTTCAGCGGCGGCGCTACATGCAGGACTGGTCGCAGGAGCGAGGTCCGTTCTGTGGCTTCGATTGCTATGGAGCATGGCAGAAGGCCCATACCCAAGCAGAGGCAAATCCGAACTTTGTCTTTCGTTCATCAGCATATGGTGCGGGCCAGTTGGTGCGAAACCGCCTGCTTGTTCTTGAACGAGACGGCCACCGTTGCGTGCAATGTGGCTCAACGAACCGTCTGCATGTGCATCATCGTCAGCATTGGCAGCCGGGGCAGGATGATCCCCATGCGCTGGACAATCTGGAGACGCTTTGCGCTTCATGCCATCGACGCCGGCATCCCTTGCCACACGGACCTGACGGACGGTTTCGCCCCAATCGCTAAATGGCGCAGTGGCGATCGTCCAAACGTTACGCAGGTTACGGCCTGGATTGGCGGCAAAGTTCTCCAACGTCCTGCGCATCGAGCGGCTGGCATTGACGCCGGTCGTGCCGTAGTCCTTCGGGCCGCCCGTCTGTTGCGCGAAGTTCGGCTGCGCGATACGGACCAGCGATACATCCGATGCCTCCTCCCTGACCGCATCCGCGTCATAGAAGTAAGCATGCCCGCGCCAGAGGTTGATGCGACGCCATGTCTCCGGATCGCCAGGATCGCTATCGCGTTCCTCGCGGGTCGTCTTATGCACCCAGCGGTAATCCGGCGGCGGCTGTGTGCGTGAGCCGGCATGATCGCGATGCATCCAGTATGTGCTGCTGCCGGATTTGGCGAGCATGAAGATGTGCTCGTGGGCGCTAACGCAGCGATCCGTCACGCTCTCCGGCATCGGGTTAGGCTTGGCCCAGATGATGTCCGACCGCACCCACCACCCGTCCGCCTGCAACGCAAGCGCCAGCCGCGCCGGCATCAGCAGCAGCTGCTTGGACGCGAGGCCATGCTCGACCTCCGGCAGTTCCATGCCTATCGTCTTGGTGAGCGACAGACTGTGCAACCGACTATCCTCTGCGCGACCGTCATTCTTCAGCGTCGATGCGCCAGTGCCGTTGTTGTTCGTCCGCTTGCCGTTACCACTAGAGAACGAATCGCCTACATTCACCCAGCAGGTGCCGTCATCCCGCAGCACGCGGCGCACCTCGCGGAACACCCCCACCATCGCCGCAATGTAGGCATCCGGCGTAGGCTCAAGCCCGAGCTGGGCGTCTATGCGCCGCGCACCGCACGCACAGTCGCGGCTCAACACCTTCTGCGCGCCGCTGTAGTCCTTGCCGTTGCGCCACGTGCCGCTGCTGAATGCTTTGCCCATCTGCGGCGCATGCTCACACGCCGCATCGCCACCTTCCCACCGCGCCGTGCCGTAGTCGCGCAATCCGTTCCTTCAGTAGTATGGCGGACTGGTTACGATGCAGTGCACCGAACCAGAGGCCATACCGGCTAGGACCTCCCTGCAATCTCCAGTGATTAAGCGAATACTCACGCCAGATAGGCCCTTTCCGTGTTCGCCTTGCTGTGAACCCACGAATGGCACGAACGGCAGAGCGAAACAGCGTTCGCGAGATCGAAGCGTAGCGTCTCGTTGCCGGCCCAGGGCACGATGTGGTGCGCATGCAGACTGCGCGGCTCACCCTTCGGTTCGGCACACCGCATGCAGCGGTAGCCGTCGCGTTCGTAGACAGCACGCAAGAACGCTCTACCGATAGCCTGCACATAGGCCCGCTGGCGCTCTGGGCTGCTGCCATCCACGTAGTTCGGATTGGCCGAACCGGTCCTACCGAACATGCCATTGGCCGCACCGGCCACGGTCCACTTCTTCAGCGCCCGAACTTCACTGGTCGAACGGCGCCCGATGCCATGCTTGCGCATCCAGAAAGTCAATGCCACTTCAGTAAGGCCCAAGCCCTTGGCTATATCACCAACGGTGCGCCCCTTCTCCACGTATTCGGCAAGCAGCCAGTCTCGCTCACGATGCTTGCCGTGTGCCCGCCAGTGCTGACCTGGCTTGAACTCCGTGGCCGGACTGAGCCGCTGGCCTTTCTTGATGCGTGTGTCATTCATTCCCGCATCATACCATAGTATGGCGGGAGTATCAGCTAAAACCGTTGCGGCGGTGTCCTATTTGGGCAAGCCCCAGTCGGACGTCCGATCGGGCGTCCGCGATACCCCGATTTGCTGGGCTTTCCGCTAACGCCGCGCGCTAACGGCGAACGTCTCAGAAGCTAATCGGACAATTACGCGGCCAGCGTCGACTGCGCTGCTCCTGCCAGCCGCCCCTTTGCCTCAGCCCCCTCCTCGCCGAGCTCCGTCAGCAGCCGAAGCGCCATCTCCTGGATCTGCGCCCGATAGTGCGCGTCGCCGTGGCACACGTCGGCCGCCAGCAGCGCGACCAGCAGCTCGAGCTTCACCTTCGGTGGCACGTGGTGGGTCGTGGCCGTGGCTGTCGTGTGGCTCATGGTGTGTGCTCTCCCTTACTTCCACCTGTTGATAGGCTTCCATGTCCCACGGCCACAGCGGCCGGGGATACGAGCCATTCACCCATTCCGGATACCCGCAGAGATCGCATTGATGCAGAAACCTGCCATTACTTTTGCCATCGACGATCTCCTTAATGCGAGCCTCGGTCATCCGCTGGCGACGCATGCGCCCATAACCGCAATTCGTGCAGCGAAGATGAATGATCGCCAACGGATCATGGCTGCCTGGGTTCTTCCACTCCCGTCGGCCCTCCCTGGCGGCATAATCCGTCATACGCTCATCCAGCCGGTATTGTGGCTGCACTCAGGCGCCACATATGGCCCCAGAGCTTCGTCACTTTATGGCGCAGCAGACCGGGTTCACGGTCATGAAGCGCGAGAAGCACGTCATCCCCGGCATGACTGAACAGCACCCACTGCCGCGGGCCGATCTCGCGGTGCGCGTTACGTAATCCCCGCAGCAAGCAAGCCTCAGTCGGGGGTGGTGGTGGTGGCGATTTCCAACCTGCAGCAATGAGTTCCGCATCGGTCGGCTTTCGCGGCTCCCACCGCTCCACTGCCCTTGCCCTGACTTCGTCCTCTCGCCTCAGAACATCCAGCATCAAGTCGTATTCAGCGGGGGCAAACCCAGTGAGAAGCTCCACGTCGCTCATACGCTCATCCAGCCGGTATTGTGGCTGCCTTCGTAGAACGTCCGCTCCGTCGGGAACTGCCGCTCGATGATGCTGTCCAGCGGCTTCACCTCGGCCTCACGCACGCCCAGCGCCAGATAGCGCGCCGCATCAGCCCCGTGGCTCGCGTGATCATGCACAGGAGCCGAGCGCCAGGTCTGCGCCGCCTCGTTCCACTCCCGCCGGTAGTGCCGCAGCGCGTGGATGCCCTTGGCGCAGCGCTCGGCATCGAACCAGCAGCGCGGCAGGATCATCCGCACGGCGTTGATGCCATCGGCGACGCTGTGGGCGCGCACGGTGCGTGTGGGCCGCACGCCGAGGCCGTTGAGCGTCTCGGTGCGGGAGCGGCCGGAACCCAGCTCGCGGACCTCGGCGTCGTGTGGCAGAAGGTGGCGCTCGTAGACGTAGGGACGCTGTTGCAGGAGGCGCACGTAATGATCAAGGCCAGCCCCGCTGTCCTCAATGTAGTCAATCATTCGCCAATCACCGCCGCGCGTAATCTGACAACACCATATTGCTGTCGAGTCATCGATGCCGAGGTCCCACGCAGTCCATACTTTGAGCGTTGGTTCGTGTGGCACGGAACAGATGCGGCCATTGCGTTCAGCCTCATCGATGTTTTTCCCGTAATAGCTCCCCGAGTTCGGCGCGTTGAACGAACACTCCAGTTCTTGCGCAAATTCCTCATCGGACATCTCGTTGCGCAGGCGTTCGATGGCCCCGTCAGAAAGCGCGCCAGTGAGCTTGTAATCAAGCAAATACGACGAGTACCCCGACGAGATGCGCGCACGATCATATGCCGCTTGAAGCAACCCGCGTCCCTTCGGCGTTCCAGATCGTACCAGCGTGCCGTCTCGATCGGCGAGCATTGGCTCGATCACCAGCGGGACCATCGACTGCGGCGTGTCGTCGAACTCATCGATGATGCATTCGTCGGCATAGCCGCCACGCCAACTGTCAGGGTTGTCCGCGCCGCCCGCCTGCCACGTGCCGCCGTTCGGCAGCCGTATCGCCATCTCTGAGCGACGAACCTGTGTGCCTGGTATAGCCTCGGCGGCGCGCACCGCCTGGTCCCACAGGCCCGTCCTCGTCCACATGACGCCATACGGCAGGATATGCACGACACGCGGCAGCGGCTTGGTTGATGTGATGGCGACTTTGAGGCCGCGCCAGAGCAGGGCTGTGGATTTGCCGGCGCGGCGATGCACGACGGCGACGATGCGCTTGGCGCGGTCATCGATTAGCGGCTTTTGCCAATCGCGTGGGGCGAACGGCAGCGTTACGGTATGGCGCGGCGGCATTGCGATACTTTATCGATACCTCATGGACAACAAGCCTGCGAAAACCCGCAGAGCTGGCCTGGGGATTAAGGGATTGTCAGTCCCCTAATCAGCATTCGCCCACGCCTGTTGTATCTACGAATGTTACCACAACAGCGTCGTCGCTTTCGATCTGCTGCGACGCTGGTAGCGCATCTGCCCAACGGAAATCGACCGCAATCGGGGCGCCGTTCTCACCGGTTAGCTGTGTTGGTAGGATCTTGCCTAAGAGCGCCAGGAACGACGCTGGCGTATCGAGTGCGCGGGCTGCGAGGTATCCGCGACCGCCGACATCCTCAAGGGCGCCCAGAACCATCTCTTTGATATCGGCGTTGAGCTTGTTCGGCGCGCCAGGCTTGCGCCCCGCGCCATCGCGCCTACCTCCGCGTGCAGACATTTGATTTAGTTTGATTGTTTTTCAAACATGTTACAGTATTGAAGCGTTACTGAGAGTTGGCGAGATGAGCACCACGAAACCCCCTGTCCTTCGCTCCTGTTACCAATGCGGCAAGGTTATGCATCTACGACGGCAGCGGCAGTTTGCTGATCCTGACGGTCGTGGGCGGTTCTGTTCCGCCAAATGCGCTCGTGATGCTCACAATGGCATTCCCTTGTGGACGAGCGGAATGTCATTCAAGGTCAAGAGACAACCCTCGATCCCTGGGGTCGACAACAAGCATCTTGGGGCGCTGTCTGAGATCATGGCCTGCGAGTGGCTTCTTCGCCAGGGATACGAAGTGTTTCGTAACATCAGTCAAAGCGGACTGGCCGACTATGTCGTCTGGAAACCTGGCGATGCCCCCATTCTGATTGACGTGAAGAGCACGGCTGTCGGTGGCAAACCTAGCACCAAGGGGACGAAGGCTCAGGCCTTGGCTGGAGTAAGACTTCTCTACGTGGACCGTGAGCAGCGAGTTATCTCCTTCAACCGGCAGGATTTTCCAGGCAGTCGAGGTCCACGGACACAGAGCGCAGTTGTCCGAACACCATCAGGAGGACCGATGCCCGATCCTTCGCCACCTCGAGCAGCACTCCCTGGTGCTGAGCAAACGCCCCCCTAGAGACGGCTACGGCGGCTCCAGGCGCCCAGTAGCGGCTTTCTGGTATCGGGGTAGCCCTCAGAGCGTCGCCGGCCTGTAGCACGCTGATTACGGCATCTGGGCATATGCTGGGGACGCCCTCGGTGAGAATGAGGCTGTAGACGCCTGGAGCGTAGCGGATTGGATACCAGGGGCGCTGCAGGTCGAGGCGGATGAACAGGTAGCCTGGGAACAGCGCGGCGGTGTGCCAGGAGCGGTCTGGGCGTCTGGTGGTGAGCAGCGGGAGATATGGCTCATAGCCCTTGAGGTGGAGGGCTGCGTGGGCGCGGCGCTCGGCTTTTGGGTAGGAGGCGACGACGTGCCAGGTGTGACGGCATCCGCTAGGCGTGGGGGCAAAATGCGTGGCGTGCCCCGTATCCTGTTGGTGGTCATCTAACCGGGTGTGTGGTTCGGCGTCAAGCACTGTCGGTCTCGTGGGCTTTTGCTTCGATGTCGGCGAGTGGGAGATCGAGGTTGGCGCGGCGCATCAGGGCTTTTGCGTTGGCGAGTTTGATGTGGGCTCTGGTGAGTTCTTTTTCGTGGTAGGCGATGGTTTGGGCGGCGTCGGCCAGCAGCCATGCGGCGTATTGGTTGGCGTCCTTGATATCGCCTTCCTCCTCAACGGCGTCGAAGGTTTCCTGAGCCTGCCTGAGTTCGATGACCATGCCGGCGCGTTCGAGGAGAGCGCGCCTGTTGGCCATGTTTCGGTGAGCTTTTGGCAGTTGTGCCTCGTGGTATGCGAGGTCCCAGAAGGCCTGGCGGAGGATTTCGCGCATGACGGCGACGTCGTCGTCTGGTGCGGCGGCCTGGACGATGGGTTGCTCGGTGGGGGTCATGCGGCGTCACGCATCGACTGGCAGCCCATGTTTGGTTTCAGCATTGATCGATGCGGCGGCGGCCTTCATGGGCGGTGGCTCGGCGAACCCTAGTTCAGCGAGTTGCTGTGCGACGGTGCGGACGGGTTTCTGGATCAGTTCATGGATTTCGTCGCGGGAGAGTGGCCCGAGGTGGCGCGGTTTACGCTCGGGTGGTGGTGGTGGGAGTTTGTATGGTTCCCGATTTTCGGCGCGAGGCGGCGGCAGGGCCAAGAAGCGTCTGCGCTCCCGGTGTTGCTGTAGCAGCGGCTCGAGAGTTTGGCAGAGCTCGCCGAAGGTTGGGAAATACCGGGTATGCTTGCGGGCTACGGCGCGGGCTGTGGCGGGTGTGAAGGCTTCGTCGGCGAACTCCTCGGCAAGCGCTGGAGCGAGCACGGCGAGGCGGAGCTCGACCTCGTCTTTGCCGAGGCCGCCGACGTTAAGCGCCGCGAGATATGTTAGCCAGTCGTGAACGATTGCTGGGTCAGCCACGGCCACCCTCCACGACTTTGAGTCCGGGGAAGTAGCTCCGCTCATCGGTCAGGTCATCGTCGGGGTGCTGCGGCTGGTTTGCGGCCGCGACCTGGAGCAGTCGCTCGGCGAGGACGGCGATGCCGCCGCTCACGAAGCCGCCCGCCCGCCGTGCTGCGGCTCTGGGGTTGGTGCCTTGAACCCTGGGATTTTGGCCATTGGCGCGCGTTCTCGTCAGGGGCCCTGCCGCGTCAGCGGCGGGGAGCCCTCCTGCCGCGTCAGCGGTGGGAGGGCTACGGGAGGGTCTTTCTTCTAACTCTGACTCTGACTCTAAGTTCTTAGCATTGGGGGCCCCATTGGCTTCCCCACTGGCCTCCCCATTGGCTACCCCATTGGGTTTGTGCATGGCCCCCCCATTGGGGGCCCCATTAGGGTGTGTGGCGTTCCATCGTTTCACGGCGTTAGTCCGGCCAACCTCAGAGGCGGCGGTATCTCTAACCATCCGGCGGCAGTAGATCGTGCCATCGGGGGTTCGGCTGAATACCCCTGCCTCCTCGAGTTCAGCGAGCAGCTTGAGGGCTTCTTTCTCGGTGACATTCGCGCTGGATGCGATCTGCCGCAGGGTTGCCGGCCTGCCGTTCATGGTCAGGTGCCCGACCGGATCGCCCTCGTGCATGATGCACAGCACCTCGACCCAGAAGCCGCGGGCCGCGATCGTGCAGGAATGCAGCGCCTTGTCGCCCGACCAGTCGCGCCAGGCGAACTTGGACCAGTGGTGGCCGTTGCCGTTGCTCATGCCGCGATCCTCAGATGCTCGTTGCGGGTGGTGGTGACGTGCCTGCGCCAGTGCCCGGCCGGCAACTCGACGTAGGCCCCCTCGGCACGTAACCGCTTGAGATGGCGGGATATCTGGCTGCGGTCGATGCCCAGCGCCCGGCCCAGCACTCGGTATTGCGGCAGTCGGCAGCCACGCTCGGCGCAGCGCAGCACGATCGCCAGCAGCATGCGGCGATGCTCGCGGCCACGGATATCCACAGGACGATTGGATGACATGAAGGCACACCTCTTGCGTTGCGGCTCAGAGGTGTGCGAGAAAAGGGGTATCAGCTCCTTCTCGCGGCCTCGGCCGTTGGTTACAGTTTCAGCGCCCTCCGTGCTTCCAACACGGGGGGCGTGGTCATTTGTAGCGCGTAACGCGTTGAGTCGGAAGGGCTTCATGCGGCGCGGCCCTTGCGGGGGCCGAACGTTGCCAGCGTCTCTGTCTCCAACGCCCTGGCGTGCTTCTGCAGCGCCTGCGCGGTGCCGCGTAGCCGGTCGATATTGAACCAGCGATCGTCCTCGCTCAGATGATCCCGAAGCACATACTCAGGCTCCTTGCCCTTCTGTAGCTGGCGCGGGTAGCGGTCTTGTAGCGTGTCGGGGAACAGCTCGCCGTTGATCGCAGCGTCGGACAGGGCGTGAGCCGCAGCATCAAAGTTCCGTCGGCAGAACGCTCGCGCGAGTTGGCGGCAGTGCAGATTGCAACCAACCCAGCCAACCGGGTGCAAGGACTTATCGAACTGGATGATATCCATCGCCCCCTTGGCAAGGAACTCGGGATCGATGGCGACCACGAAGCGATTGATCTCGTACATTCGGCGGACGGCGTCGGCTAACACATCCCCTTCACTCATTTGCCGATCCTCCCCAGCCACGCCATGACACGCGGCACCAAGTCCCGTGTTGTTGTCTGCATGTGATCGAGCATTGTCGCGATCAGCTCGTTAGGATCTTCATCCAGTATCCCGTCGCGCTCGAAATCCTGGAGGCATCCCCAGAGCCACAATGCTTGATGGTTGCTCATAACCAGGCCGGGCGGTCGTTCCGCTACCTCGTGACGCATAATGATGCCGCTGGTGGAAGCGTTCGGTTCCGCAAGTGCCTGCTCAAACAAGTCTTCAGGTACAGCCGCTAGTTTTTGCCATTGCGATGATTGGTTTCGGCTGATGTTGAGGTCGGATAATGTCCGCTCATCTGACATTTTCGCTGGCCTGCCGCGCTCGGCTCGATCGCTACCATCCGCCAGCATCTGCCCGCACTTGCGTTCAGCCCGTAGCCTGATTTCGCGCGCCCGTTCCTCGGCTTCAGTGTTCTGCGCCTGGCGCGCATACATCTCGATGGCACGCGCCTTGTCGCGGATGTCCTTCACCTCATCGACCGCATGTGCCTCCGCGATGGCGCGGCACATCGCATCGTACCGGACGAGCTGCGTACCATCGCTCATCCCACGCTCCCCGGCCGATACAGCGGCGCCGTCGCCATCTCAGCCCGCGCCGCGTGGATCTCCCGCCACAGCCCATCCGAAAGCCGGCCGTTGTAGGCGTAGAGCGGGCGGGGCGGCACAGGCTGTCCCTGGCTCTGGGCCGCGCAGCGCCGCGTGCAGAACCGCGAGCCGGCTTTCGATGGCAGGTACCACGTACCGCAATACTCGCATGGCCGCACGCGCTTCATGCCGCCACCGTCGCCCGCACATGCACGCCGCATTCCCGCAGGCTGGCCTCGACCTGCGGCAGCGATTTGCACAGCATCACGTCGAACCCGGCATAGATCAGCCGCCGATGCGTCTCCCTCTGTGCGGGCGATAACGTGCCGCGCGCCGCCTTCAGCTCAATGAAGTAGGTCCGCGAGCGCCAGGCGATCTCGAGGTCCGGCCAGCCAGTGCAGTAGCCGGAGCGCTTCAGCCTGGCCTGGGCGGCCTTGGTGCGTTTGCCCTCGCCGGGGCTGTGGTGGACCACGGCATCCGGCAGCGCCCAGCGGAGGTACTCCACCACCTGCGCCTGGAGGTCGTCCTCCTCGTGCCGGCGCCGGGGCGGCTCGGGCAGCAGCGACGCAGTGGCGAACGCGCCGCTCACTCGGCGGCCTCCGCTAAGCCCAACCCACGGCGATGGGGGCGCGGCGTGGTCCAGTAGAGGTATTCGGGGTTCAGACCGGGGAGTAGGCCCAGACACTGCGTACAAGGGCGCTGTATGGTGCATCTGTCAGCAGCCCATGACACCGGCCGCATCGTCGCCTTTTTCGCCCGCCACGCCGCTTTTCTTGCCCGCCAGTTCGCTTTGGGTGGTCCAAGATCAGGTGGCTCGATGACAAGCATCTCAGTATCGAACTGGAACCATTCCCCTTCCAGCCGTCGAGCCGCGAAATACTCATGCATCCAGCCTTCAGCCTGCCGACCACATTCGATGGTGCGGATTATCCGCAGCAGCGCGTGGTTGCTGACCTGAAGTTGCTTACGCCGCGCCTCGACATCGTCCGCCCAGCCGATCTTGACCGGCCCGGTATCCCCCGCGCGGATGAAATAGACCGGCATCACTCGGCGGCCCGCTGCGCACGGCGCCAATCGGGCCGGGTGGAAGCCAGTGCTGTATCGGTGATCCCTGGAATGCCCGCCTCCTCAGCCGCAGCCCGTAGCGCCGGCCAGTGCCGATACGGCACACCGTTCCTCAGCCAGTGATTGGCGGCCTGCCGGGAGACGCCCGAGACAGACATCACGACCTCCCGCCCGCCAAACAGCCGGAACAGCTTGGCCGTTGTCATTGTCCTGCCACGATAGGCTGACAACTTACTTTTTGGCAAGGAGACAACTTTCTAGGGGCAGACAGATAATCTGTCAGTATGCGAGAATGGGGAAGCGGACGCTGGTGAGCATATGATGGAAAAGCCGATCCCCCAGGAAGTTGGATTGCGAATGCGCGGGATCCTGCGAAAGC